AACCAGTAGACATTGGCGTGAGTATAGCGCGGATCTCGTGACCCTCGGTATACGCTGTGTCCATCCATCTCCCAGAGGTCGGACACGACATCAATATCGTGCTCCGTGACATCCGATGAGGTGTCTTGGTAAATAACATTTGGATTGAGAATCGAATACATTGTTGTTAGATAAGACTAATCAAATTTCACAGGAACGCGAACATCGTGCATACAGATGGACTTGGTCGCAGAACGAGAAAGTTCATGGCGCTTCTTGCGTCCCTCCTGTGGTTGAATCGTCGTCGAGCAATCGTCCATATCCTTTTGGACTTCTTCTAGGTGCTCTTGCAAGAAATCCAACACCTCTTCCTGGATTGCCCACTCAAAGAAGTTCAATTGACCGACTGTCGTGTTCATACCCAGAAACTGAATACGCTTCCAACGACAGAATGGGTCGAACATCTTCTTGCTGTACGCCTTCAGATGACTCTTGTAGGCAAGATACACAATCACATGCTTACCCTCCTTCGTTAAATAGGAGATGTTGTTCTTTTTGGCGTAGTTCGTGACCAACCAATCAATCAATCGCAGACTCATGTTCGAGTTTCCTTCTAGAATGGTTTTGACACGCTCGAGATGAGTGGGATTGCGATAAAAGTTCTCTAGGCGATGAAGAACCCATTGTTCCTTGCTTTGAATGTCCATGATGGAAATAGGTTTACTCATTGAAAATGACTTCTTGTAATAATGGAGGGAAAGCAAACAGAAGCAGAACAGAAACAACGCATGCAAGAACGAGACGATTTGGAGACCCCCCACCAATGTACTGCGGAACCTCTTGATTATGAGGGCGGGGTGTCCTTAGAACTCATTGAAGGTCATACGAATGAACTCAACGAACTTGTCGAAAAGATGATGGAAGACATGATGTGCGAAACACGAATCCTGGAAGGCGTGGACACGGGAGACTACGCAACGTTACGAGACCAAATAGATAAGGAAAATAGACTTACTGAAGAACAACAGCATACAGAGATGATGGAAGATATGATGTCCGAAACCCGAATCCTGGAAGGCGTAGATATCGCAGACTATGCGACATTGCGAGACCAAATAGATAAGGAAAATAGACTTACTGAAGAACAACAGCATACAGAGTAGATGGACGATGTGCTTTCCGCATGGTTATTGGAGAATCGCCCCTATACACACCTACATACACGCGTTCGCCAGTTTGTTCTCTTCTGTCGTCAACTCGAATCTCAACTCTCTTACTCGTTTCTCAAGCGACGTGTCGTTGAAGTCGTCGATCGACTTATGGCCGGAGATGTCGGACGTTTATGGAAACGCGATAGATGTTACGAACGTGTGCTCCGACTGTATGGTATCAACGACCAGAGGACGGCGCAGTGGCATGCCAAGCGCGGAGAGATGATTACCGCATCGGAAGTCTATAATGTGTTTGGAACACCCGAAGCAAGACGGTCTGTGATGATGCGGAAACTAGAGACCTATGTCCCAAACGAGAATGCGAATCCTATCCCCGCTCTTTTGTGGGGAACACGATTTGAACCCGTTGCGAAGAAACTCTACGAAGAGCAGACCAAGTGTACTATCTTAGACGTATCCTGCGTACAACACCCTCGTTACTCCTTTTTGGGTGCGTCTCCGGATGGTTTGATTATCCCACATGACGCAGAGGATGTGCGACGTTACGGTCGTCTTGTTGAGTTCAAGTGCCCCATGAGTCGTCAACCCAAAGATGAAATCCCGATTGGATACTGGCACCAGATGCAGATGCAGATGGAATGTACGGGTATTGATGAATGCGAGTATGTAGAGTTTCGATTCAAGCAGGTTCTCTACAACGAGTGGGTGAAACACTCGGGGAAGAAGGGGTTCTTTACAGTCTACGACGATGGACGTGTGGTCTACGACGAAGAAGGCAATGAAGATTGTCAGGTCATTTATTGGGTGTTGCAATCAGTGAAGGATGTGTTTGTTCCTCAAGACCCCAAGTGGATTACAGACCATATCGACGACCTTCAAGCATTTTGGAACGAAGTCTTGGAATTTCGCAAGACATCCAAACTCCCTGCTGAAATTGCGAAACCTGCTCTACCCAGTTTGGAACTCTAACTATCGCCAGAAGATAAACCGCGTATACCACCTTGCTCCTTCTCCCAAACGATTCCACTCGTCAATGGTGTATTGGTTTCCCATACTCACATTGCAACGAGCACATATCGGTACGAGATTTTCAATACTCGTGCGACCTCCCTTGCTTTCAGGAATATTGTGCCCAGATTGAAAATCAAATACCGTGATTGTGTTACCACACCATCGCACGCGACATCTTCCTTCAAACTTACGCCCCATGTAGCGAATCCAAACCTGCTCGCGCAGTGCTTTTGGAATCGCTGCTTTCTTATAAGGGGTTTCGCACTCCATTATACAATGTATGCCTTATATTGGTTCACTTGGAACGGACTGCGCATACCTGCGATAGGACCCATATTGTAAGGGGCAGGGTTCACGTGATTCGTGTCTTGACGGTAAGACGAATCTTCGACAGCAACCGTCTTTTGGACTTGTGTCTTATCCAAAAACTCGGGTTGGAAGCGTTCACGGGATGCGGCCAGCAGGATGCCAATCACGACTACCGCCAGCAAAAGAAATGGCAAGGGGTTCATTGTTAGGAAGACCCGAAAAAAACGAACCGCTTACAATCTAAGAAAGGAACAAGCACAATGGAAGATAAGGCAATTGAAATTCTACAGGTGATGCTCTCTCGTCGTGGTCTGAAGACAGACTTGGAGAGACTGACCCTCGACACTCTGGAGCGAGCAAATGCCTACAAGATTGGGGATACACTGGTCATCTTCAGTCAAAAGGAGAAAGGACTGCTTGAACGTGATATTGAGAAGTTGACAGACTTTGCGTCCAAGATGGAGATGAAGCAGGGTCTTGTGATTGTCACGCTCTCGCCTCCCTCCGAGAATGTCTTGAAGGTGGTCAAGGCATTGGCAAAGCAACGTATTCAGTTGTTCCACATTCGTCAACTCCAGTTTGATATCACCACCCATCGCATGGTATCGCCGCACTTCATCTTTGATGAGAACTTCAAGAAGCAGCATCCCGATATCACAAAGGAGTATGAGAAGCGGAAGATTACCAAACCCGAAGAGCAACTGCCTTGGCTTGATTCGCAAGATGCGATGGCAAAGTGGATTGGTGCTATCCCAGGTGATATTGTCTACGTCCAGCGACCCAGCGATACAGCGGGCAACGCAGACTTCTGGAGGTATGTAGTAGAGGACGCAAATGTCGCATAAGAATAATGAGACCGGTTCTTCCGTTTTTACTTGTCATAGCGGGAGTTATGCTACTCTGGAGTTCTCGGGAACACTTGGAACCAACGGCAACGATAAAGGCACCGGATGGAACAGATGTAGTACTCTACAGCGAAGGAGAAATTGAGCGTATCAAGAGACTGCTTCCGCAGTATACTGAGGCGAGAGTGAGAGACCTTATGAAAGATGTCCCCGACTTTCCGGAGCAAGTGTTACCTGCATTTGTGGAGATGATGCCTTTGGCTATGTCAAACTTTATTGGAAATTTCTACAATGACGTCTATTCCAAATCAAACTCACCGATTACGGAGGAGATGATACGAAATTGGGTCACTGCAAACGTTGATGATCGCAGCAAGCCGCTGACCCCTCTCATTGTAGAGGCGCTGAAGGTCTATTATCTCAATCAATCAACAACTATGACATCACAACCAACGGGTGCGATGGAAGGATTGAACAAGAAATACCAAGACCTTGATACACAGTATAGAGAGGCAGCAGAGAAGGCGTTGTCAGCGACCACTGCAGAAACCATAAATGCGGAGGTGGAAAAACTCAGAGCACTCAACCTTCAGATTGCTGCTGTTCTCGAACAGATGCTTGCTATGGTTGCCGATGTCAAAAATGAGACCGGATTGCTCGCGATGAACTCACGATGAAACTGACACGTATTCAGCGTGATTACAGTGATCTGAACAAGCAAACAGATAGGATTGAAACCCTGCGTCGCATTCGCCAATATGAACAAGTCGTTGCGGACAGGTCGATGTATCTGTATCTGGGTATCTTTTTGGCATTTTGTTTGCTGCTACTTTTGGTCATTCTCATCAAGGGATACTTTCAGAAGAAGTTAGCGATGACACCAATGCCAATGGCAGCAAGTATTACGCCTCCCTTGACGTAATACGATGTGTAGTCTTCAGGCGCTGCCTCACGCATCTTTTGTTCCGTTTGATAGCGGTCCTGTAGTTTCGGTCCCTCGGTTCGGATGGTTTGCATCTGCTGCTGAAGAGCACTCAGTTCTGGATTGGTGTTCTGATATTCCGTGACAAACTTACTCACAAACTCCTTGTCCTCCGTAATCCGCTTGTCCAGTTGAGACAAGTATGTCGTAATCCACGCCTGCGCATTTTCATACGCAGTCTTGAATTCGGGTCGTCCTGTCAACTTGTATTCCAAATAGTTTTGCTTGTACAAGTTCACAGCATTGTAAAACGTCATGGGTTCCACCGATGGGGTAGGCCTACTCATTATCTTGTTTGCTATAAACAAAAATGCCCGTTACATCGTACTTTGAGATTGATACGCCCCGCCACGTGCGTTTGACAACCGATGCGTCTGACCACACGCGTTATGTCAAGATGATGGCACAGGTTGCTCCCTACATCAACAGCACAAAGACTGTAGGAGCGCCCACGCTGGGTTGGAAGTCCAATGAGATTTCTGCTCAAGCAAGACTGATTGCTCCTCTCTATGGAAAGTTGAACTCTTTTATCCCGAACCGTAAATAAGAGGAATGTCCTGTCCACCCAACTTTGAACGTGATTTTCTAGGTTGCCGTGCCGTGTGTCCACGTGATTTTAAGTTCGTCGAAGATGGACTGTTTGACAAACGGTGTGTGCTCATTGAAGACAATCGGTACAGTTTCCCTATCGAACGTCTTGCGATTCCAACTCCAGAAACACAGACAAACTACGAGGAAGAAACTACACGCGTCGCCAACCAAGCAGCAGAGGCGCGCGCTCAGTTTGCGGCGGACCAAGAAGCGCGAAAGGATCGCGAAAAGGCAGAACGAGAACGTGAACTCCAAGGCACGCAATATTCCAAACTTCAAACAGAGTTCTCTGCGTATCGGAGCGTCCAAGAAGCAGCAGATGAAGTCAAGAAAATAACCGATAGTTTAAAAGTTGCTCGCCCAGAGGTTGCACCAGGTGACGAAGCAGAGAAAGAATACAGAACGATTATGGGGATTGTTTCACAACGTCTTTTGCTGCTTCAGGTCGTTTTGGCATTGGTCGTCGTCTCTTTGATTGGGTATTTCATTCTTCCACTCACTGCAGCACATGGACTCACATTCTTGTTGGTCTGTCTCGGTATTGCGATTGGAATCTTTCTTAAGAAATAGATAATGGCTAATCGATGCCCGGAAGGATTTCAACTCAATCCCGGAGCATCAGGACAATGTGTGATTCAGTGTCCTGTAGATAAGGGATTTTCATTCAAACTCGTGGACGGTGTTCCGCATTGTGTGCATGAGAGTCAAACAGAACTCAAGATCCAATTGAACCCGTTGCCAAGTCTTCCCATACCCATGGATCAACCCATGCCATCGATTGAGAAGATTCGTGATCCAGGGCAAACTGTTGGAATGTTCAAAGCAGAGTATGACCGGTTTCAAAAAGAGTTTCCGGTTGTAGAGGCGAAAATCAAAAAGACAACCGCACTGGAGGATGCATTCAAGGAACTTCAGGACGCAGAGAACGCACGAGACAAGTCGCCCCAAGCATATCAGGATGCCCGCATGAAGTATTACACCTTGCTCAATGGTGAAGAATGGGTCAACGAAGAAAAACAACGAATTGCAAAGGCAGAGGTGGATCCCGTTGCTGCCAAATTTAAGACAGAGTTTGAGAACAAGTCCTTGCTCGTCGAACAACAAGGAAAGACAATTGACGTTGTGAATGGATTGAAAGACCGTGTCTTGAGCATACGCGATGAACTTGGATATTCTGTGAATGCCTTTCGCAAGCAGATTGAGGAACTCCGAAGTCAGATTCTCATTGAACGGAAGAAGGGAGAGATGAAGGAACGAACTGCATTTGATTGGTTGAACCTCATTCTGAATGTGTTGTTAGTGATTGGATTGTTGTTTGCTGCGTTCACTATCTTTCGTAAGTTTCAACAGTATAGACTACGGACGAATACAATAATCAATGCTCCCACAATGTAGGATATGTTTGGAGTCAAACAATCCAGATACATTGATTTCACCCTGTGCTTGTCGCGGAACAGCCATGTATATCCATATACGCTGTTTAGAGGACCATATACGCTACTACCCAGATGGATTATGTACGGTGTGCCGCTATCCTATGAAATACACAACTCGGCAAGAATACTTTGCCTTTGCGACAATGTTTCTTTGTATGTTCGTACTTCTCATCATCTCAAACATGGACCTGCTTACAAAACTCTTTGCGTTGGTAACGTTCACTGCCGTGCTCGTAGGTCTTCTTCTACGACATTCGATTCTTCAGGAAGTTAGTCTCGTTGTGACAACATTTGCTGTAACGATCTTCGGAGCAACCACAACGGATCCACGACTCTTCATGATGTTCATTGTCGTGATGATTGCCTTTGCAACACTCGCAACCCTTGTTCGTTACATTCCCCACGAGTATGTCATGTTGTTTGTTGCAATTGTCTTTTTGGGGTTGTATATGGGTGTTTTTATGGTAGCAGTCTCTCTCGCAGCGGACATCTATGGAACATCTGTCATCCTCACAACACTGTTGCTCTTTTGGTATGCGTGGATTCGAGCACATCCGCCTCTGCGTCAAGTTCAACAATGAACCTTCTACCTACAAAGCAATGGAGATAACAGACCCACGCACGGTCTTGGACTTTCAGAAAACAACCTTTTGCGGACATGTTCGTGCGCATGTCGTCAAAGTGTTGCTACAGAACATTCAACTTGGACACGCAGATTACTCGTGCTATTGGTCGTTGGAACTCTTGTCGTCTGGATTGGTTCACACTCTTTGGATGGCGTTGTTTGAAGCATCTGCTCTTCACATCAACCGGGCAAATCCCAATGTCTTTTTGTTTCTGGCAGATGCCTACGAGAAGTATGCGCCACTGGAAGCAGCCTACAATCTGCGCGATATGACCCAGATACGCAACAATCCGGATGTTCGTCGTATGATTTGTGAAGCAGCAGCAACGGTTGCCCTGTGTCGCAAGAACAAACTTCCCAATCTTCCGACCATCAAACCCGCACATGATTTTGACCCCGTTACCATTCAGGAGACCATCAAGGCGCCTTCTGCTATCTTCGGAAAACTCTTTTTGAAGCGAGACGATCCGATGTCGATTGCTATCCCCATCAATGAGTTCTGTTATTGTCTGCGCCCGGATGTTCGAGATGCAGGTCGCGCCCTCTATTGGATGTCGTGGGTCTACGCGTTCT